AAGGAATATTTCTTCGATCGAACTGCCGATCTTGGTATCGACGTTCACATGCTTGCAGGAAACCACGACACATTCTTCAAGAACACCAATGAAGTCAATGCACTTGATCTGCTACTACGAGAATATCCTAACGTAATTACCTATTCTGAGACAGAAGATATTATCGTTGATGGTAAAAACCTACTACTAGTTCCTTGGATTTGTTCGGGCAACTATGATCAGACTATGGAGATTGTTAATGCCTCAAATGCACAAGCCGTATTCGGACACTTTGAATTTGCTGGTTTCCAAATGTATCGTGGGCATACGAATGATCATGGAATGGATACTAAACTTTTCAGCAAGTTTCCTCTTGTTTGTTCTGGGCATTTCCATCATCGTAGTCGTATCGGTAATATTGTTTATCTTGGTAATACTTATGAGTTTACTTGGTCTGATTATAACGATCCTCGAGGGTATCACATCTATGATACGGAAACTAATGAGATAGAATTTTATGAAAACCCGAATAGAATCTTTCATAAAATCTATTATGATGACACTACTGACGATCCTAGTTTGCTTGATCTTAGCACACTTGTTGGGACTTGTGTTCGTTTAGTCGTTGTTAAGAAAACTGACTTCTATAAGTTTGATCGTTTCGTAGACAAACTATATGACTGCAATCTTCTCGAACTAAAGATCATTGAAGACTTCTCTGAGTTTGAGACTGAAGCGATGGACGACGAAGAATTCAATGTCGAGGATACTATGACTGTTCTTTCGGATTTCGTTGATACTATCTCAACCGATTTAGAAAAGACTCGGATCAAGTCTATTTTACAGACTCTCTATGTTGAGGCACAGAACGTTACAGTATGATAAATTTTGCAGCACTTCGATGGAAGAATCTTCTGTCGACTGGTAATCAGTTTACGGAAATTAAATTGAACCGTTCTCCTAGTACACTAATCATTGGTGAGAATGGTGGTGGTAAATCGACGATGCTCGATGCGCTTTGTTTTGTTCTCTTCAACAAACCGTTTCGTAACATTAACAAACCGCAGTTGGTAAACTCTATCAACAAGAAGAACATGCTGATAGAGATTGAGTTTCAAACTGGTCGCAAATCATATAAGATTGTGCGGGGAATCAAACCAAATGTGTTTGAGATTTATGTAGATGGTGAACTGATCAATCAAGATGCTGCTGCTCGTGACTACCAGAAGTATCTTGAAGAATCAATTCTCAAGATGAATTATAAGTCGTTCACCCAGATTGTTATTCTGGGAAGCGCATCCTTTACTCCATTTATGCAACTTCCTGCGTTCACTCGTCGCGAAATCATTGAAGACATTCTTGATATTCAGATCTTCACTACGATGAATAGTGTGTTGAAGGATACACTTATTGAGATCAAAGATAAGTTGACTGCTGCAGATAGTCGTCTCGAGGTTCTAAAGCAAAAAGCAACTCTACAGAAAGAATATGTAGATACTCTTGAAGCAAACAAGGAGAAACGATCAGATGAAATTCAATCACGCATTTTCTTTGGTGAACGAGCAATCATCCAGTTCCAGAGTCTCGTTGCTACGCTTGAAGGTGAAAAGATTACGCATGAGGATGCCTCGGCAGCACTCGGAGATCTTACATCAAAACAAAAGAAACTCGATCAATTCAAAACCAAGTTTTCCACTCAACTCCGAGATCTTCAAAAGGAGGTGGCGTTCTATGAAGGCACGGATGAGTGTCCGACGTGTAGGCAAGGGATTGCTCATGATCATAAAGAGACCATCGTATCATCCAGACAAGAGAAAATCCAAGAACTATCTTCAGGAATGGAAAAACTCCAGAAAGAATTTACAAAACTTGAAGAACTTATCGCGGAGAATGATGTTCTTTCCGAACAAATTTCAGGACTGAATAAAGAGATCATTACTCATAACAATGAGATTATTGTTCAACAAAGATTAATCCAAGCACTCAATCTAGAACTGAATGACATTGCTACAAAGACTGCAGACATTGATGGCGAGAAAGATAAACTAAAGACATTCGCGAAGGATGTTCTTGCGCAGAATTCCGAGAAGGCGAACCTGAATGAAGAAAAGCATTACATGGACGCTGTTTCGACATTACTCAAGGACACTGGTATTAAGACTAAAATTATTCGGCAGTACCTTCCAGTTATCAATAAATTGGTGAATAAATATCTAACTGCCATGGACTTTTTCGTTCAGTTTAATCTAGACGAGAAGTTTGACGAAACGATTAAGTCTCGTCACCGTGATGACTTTAGTTATGCTTCGTTCAGTGAAGGTGAGAAACAAAGAATCGATCTGGCGCTGCTGTTTACTTGGCGTACAATCGCTAAGATGAAGAACAGCGTTGCGACTAACCTGCTGATTCTCGATGAAGTGTTTGACAGTTCTCTAGATAACAATGGAACTGATTATGTAATGGCATTACTAGATACTCTTGGAGAAGAAACGAATACGTTTGTTATCAGTCACAAGGGTGATCAACTGTTCGATAAGTTCCGCAGTTTGATAAAGTTTGAGAAGAAAAACAATTATAGTGAAATGGTGGTATAATGGAACTGTTGAAGATTAGTGATCCTCTTTTAAGAGAGATCCCCGTTGAATTTGATTTTGAAACTCAGAATGCACAAGAACTCTCGGATGCTTTGTGGACAAAGTGTCGAGAACTAAAGGGACTTGGTCTTTCTGCCAATCAAGTTGGTATCGATGCAAAGGTTTTCGTTATGGGAACTGATGAAACAAACAGAAAGAATATCTTTAATCCAACGATTGTTTCTCTTTCTGACAAAAACAATATTGCGACTGAAGGTTGTTTGAGTCTTCCTGGTATCTGGTTAAACATTCGTCGACCAGAGGAAGTTACCATTTCATATCGCAATGTTCAAGGTGAATATGTCGTTGAGCAACTTGCTGGTCTAGAGGCAAGAATCGCTCTCCATGAATACGATCATATGATCGGTATGAATTTTATGGATAGAGCATCAAAACTAAAGCGTGACATGGCAATCAAATCTCTAGAGAAACGAGCAAAGAGGTATATTCAAAAAAATGTCAGACAAAACGTATGATTTTGGATTCACGTTTGAGGATCCAACCGAAACAATTATCCAACAACCAGCACAACAAATCGACTCTGGTGCCCAAGATGAGATTATGGCGAAACTGTCTGAACTCTCTGCTAGAATTGCAGGGACAGATGCAACTGGTATCGTCGCTGAACATAAGGCATTACTACAACAAGAAGTTTCATCGAAGTTGAGAGAAGTCGAGGATATGATCTTGCCTCTACTTTATAATTTAAAGAAAAATCCTGAGCGTGATTATATACATTGGCCAGGAGAAACAAGGACCAAAACAATTGACGCACAAATTGACAAAATCACAGCGATCACGAGATACTATGACCGACTCTGAAACTTTTGCCACTAAACAAAAGTTTTTTGTTGAACCTGCTGCGAAGATTTTTAATTTTTACCTTTGTGGTGAGATTAAAGAAGCAGAAGAATATATTGAATGGTTTCAAATTCTCCGATCCGTTGGTGAAACTGACATCGTTTACATCCGCATTAACAGCGAGGGTGGAGATTTGTTCTCCACGTTGCAGTTGGTTCGAGCGATTCAAGAATCCTCTGCTACGATTATCTGCTCAGTCGAAGGAATTTGTATGAGTGCTGCCACTCTGGTTTTCCTGAGTGCTGACCGTTACGAACTTTCTGATCACACAATGTTTATGTTCCACAATTACTCAAGCGGAACAATCGGTAAGGGTGGTGAGATGTATGACCAAATTACCCACTTCCGTGTATGGTCTGAGAAACTTTTCAATTCTTTCTATAAGGATTTTTTAACCGACGCAGAGATTAAGTCGATGCTCGACAACAAAGATATCTGGTTGGATGCAGAGGAAGTTGCTAAACGACTTGAACACCGAGTTAAAACGCAGGAGAAACTCGAACAAGAAGAATCTGCTAAGAAAAAACCAAGAAAGAAACTTCCAATCGAATAAATAGGCTTGACTTTTCTAGAAAAATCAGGTATACTGTTTGTATGATAAAATTTAAAGATTATATTGCTGAGTCTAAGGAGGGTGCTGGTCTAACCATTTGGGATATTGACGAGACCCTCTTTAACACTAAAGCACAGATCCATGTCGTCAAGGACGGCAAACTGGTAAAGAAACTCTCCAACACTGAGTATAATACATACACTCGGAAACCTGGAGAGACCTACGACTTCGTTGAATTTAAAGACGCGAAGCATTTCCGCGACACCTCTGAACCTATCGCTCGAGCAATCGCGAAGGCAAAGGCGATCCACAAAAACATCAAGAATCGTGCTGGCAGCAAGATGATAATTATCACTGCTCGCTCGGACTTCGATGATCGTGAAACTTTCTTGGACACTTTCCGTCAACAGGGAATTGACATTGATGATGTGCACGTTCACCGTGCTGGTAATCTCGATGCTCCCAACTCTGCTGCGGGTAAGAAAATCTTCATAAAACAGTATCTCGACTCTGGTAAATATGGTCGTGTTCGCCTGTTTGATGATGCTATCTCAAACCTAGATATGCTGCTAGGTTTAAAGACTGAATATCCAGATGTTGATTTTGAAGCATACCTTGCCCATCATGATGGAACGATGACAAGATATCGTAAATAAGGGCTTGACTTTTGTTAAGTTTTAGGGTAGAATGGAATAATAAGGAGACGAAAAATGATTAAGTCTGTTGTTGTAAGTTTAGTTGCTCTGAGTGTTGCTTTTGTTCCTGTCGCTGCTGAAGCACGCAACCGTGATGGAAACGGTTGGGAACACCGTCAGGAACGACGCGAACATAAACGTTCGCGCATTAGCACTGGTGAGGCAATTGCTATCGGCGTAGGTGCCTTCATCCTCGGTGCTGCTGCCAGTCGCAAACCAATAGAAGAACGTGTGGTAGACCGTGAAGTCTATGACCGCGAGTATGAATACCACTATCGTCGCTATCAACAGCGTACTTGCAACGAAGAATACCAACCTTTGTATAATTCTAACGGACAATTCGTGCAATATGTACGGGTCATGAACTGCTATTAATTTTCAAAAATCTTAAATTAGGGCTTGACTTTTGCCACGTTTCGGGGTAGAATGGAATATAAGTTGATGATGAGGTTTTGTGATGTCTGTTTCTAATTCTGAAAAATCCATTCTTGCCAAGCTTCTTGCTTCTGAGAATATCCATATTGAGCATCGCAAGGTTCCGACCGCTGCCTTCGATCTTAAGAATCGCTCACTTATCCTTCCTATCTGGAAGGAAATGTCTGCTGACCTGTATGACTTGCTTATCGGTCACGAAATCGGTCATGCCCTTTACACTCCCTCTGAAGGTTGGCACGGTGCTATAACCGACGGTGGCAACGGCATCAAGTCGTTCCTGAACATCCTTGAAGATGCTCGTATCGAGCGCAAGGTTAAGGACAAGTATCCTGGTATCCGCAAGAACTTCTTCGCTGGTTACAAGGAACTCTTTGAGCGTAACTTCTTCGGAGTTGAAGGACGTGACCTCAACACACTTCGCTTCATCGACCGTGTCAACCTTTATTACAAGGTTGGTGCTTTCCTGAACATTCAGTTTTCGGAAGACGAGAAAGCAGTCCTGCTCCGTATCGATGCTATGGAAACTTGGGAAGATGTCTCGGAACTTGCGACCGAACTCTATGGTCTTGCCAAAACCGAACAGACTCCTGAAGAAACTGCCTTCGATGACATCATGGACCAACTCGGTGCAATGATGGAAGATGACTCTGAAATGGAACCGTCCTCTATCCCTTCTGAGACTTCAGACGAACAGTCCGACGAACAGTCTGATGAACAGTCTGACGGTAACTCCGACGAGTCTGATGAAAAGCAGGAAAGTGAAGGTCAGTCTGCTGATAAGTCAGAAAATTCTGACGATAATAGCGACGATGATCGCTTTGATCCCGATACCTCTGAATGGGATACCGATACTGACTCTGAATCTGACTCGCGTATTCCTGACGGTTCTAACGGTTTCCAGGAAGAACCATATTACGACGAAGATCCTGTCGCTGAGACTGACGAAAACTTTCGCAATCGTGAAGACGAACTGGTCGACAGCGAGTCTCTGCCGTATGTCTATGGCAACCTGACCATGATCAAACCTTCTGATTATGTCATTCCGATGAACACGGTAATTGATAGTATCAAAATCACGGTTCGTCAGGGGTATAATGTTATCGACTCGGAATCCGATGCAACTCAAATTTACAACGAATTCCGTGTGAACAATCAAAAATATATCAACCTAATGGTTCAAGAATTCGAAATGCGTCGTAAGGCATCCGAGTTTGCTCGTGCGACTGTCGCCAAGACTGGTCGTCTCGACACTGACCGTCTGTGGGCACATAAGATTAGCGAAGACCTGTTCGCTCGTAATACGATTATGCCGAACGGTAAAAATCATGGTATGCTTATGTTCCTCGACATGTCTGGTTCTATGGACATGAACATGAAGGGTACGATTGAGCAGTTGGTTACGCTGGCAATGTTTGCTCGTAAGGTTCGCATTCCTTTTGAAGTTTATGGTTTCATTAATAACCAATTTGCTCGCACTGCATTCCCTAAGCATGATCGTGGTTATGAAAATCCTACCACTGGTGCTGGTCTGAACGATCTTCAGATTGCTGATTATAATTTCTTCCTATATCAGTTCCTCGACAGTAGTTGCTCGAGCGCACAGTTTAACAACGCTGTGAAGAAGTTACTGCATCTTGGTAAGGCATATGATAATCGCCGTTCATATGGCAATCAACGGCACTATAAGTACCCTGACCACTTCGGTCTGGGTTCTACTCCTCTTGAAGAATCGATCATTGTTGCCCGTTCGATTGCCGACCAGTTTCGTTCTAAGCATCGTCTAGAAGTTCTATCAACTGTGTTCCTAACTGATGGTGATGGTGACAATAATTTCACTACGAATTCGAAAAGTTATTATGGTCACAGCAATCTGACTGTTGAAGATTCTAAGACCCGTAAGTCGGTTACGGTGAAGTATGATTCCAATACACGTGGTCGTACTGCTTTTTCGACTGCGCTTCTCGAACTCTACGGCAAGGTTACTGGTTCAAGAGTTATCAACTTCTTCATTCTGACATACAGTGAGCGACATACTGCTCGTAATATGTTCAACGATGACTACAATTTCGACCATAAGTGGAGAGCAGAATGGATCAAGGATCGTGTTTTCACTCTCGAAAATCACGGTGGTTTTCACAATCGCTTCCTCGTTCCTGGTGGTAAGAACCTTCAGATCGGTGCTGACACTCTGACGGTTGATAGTGAGAATACGAAGCAAATCTTCCAGGCATTTAAGAAAATGCAGAACGGAAAGCAAGCGAGTCGTGTTCTGCTGACCAAAATGATTCGGGCAGTCGCCTAATGTTTGGAGGAAATTCTATGTTGGAATGGTTTAAGTCTAAGATGCAATGGTTAGGAGGAAAATCTGTGTTGGAACTAATTGGTTTGTTGGTGGTTATGGTCATCACATTTTATGTCTTTGGTGTCGTGTTTTTGCTCGCACTCTCGCTATGGCCACTGTGGTTGATCCTGTTTATTATTTACGTATATCGCAAAAATAGGGCTTGACTTTTGCCACGTTTTAGGGTAGAATGAAATATAATGATTGATAAGGAAAATTTTATTATGGTTGATTTCCCCTCTGAACTTGAAACTCTCGTCTACCTTAAATGGTCGCCTAATGAAAATGGTGTCCTTCGTGCTGTGTACCCTAACGGTGCTGGGTTTATCCTCCTTCGTGGTGAAACCGTTGAATATTATGATTTCTGTAATGACGGTTCTCATGAACTGGTTGAGTCGCGTGAATTGATTATTTCTAAATAATAGGCTTGACTTTTATACCGTTCTGCGGTATATTAATTATATTGATGATGTGAAGGTGAAAAATAATGAATCGTGATGCTTTGGTTGAATACCTTTCTGCCCGTAATAATAATAACGGAATTTTCCGCACCCGTGATCTTGTTGAAGCATCTGATGCTTTGGGTCAGCGGTATCCGTTTTGGTTGGCGACTGATGAGCGTCGTGTAAAACGTGGCACTTATGACCTCTCTCCTCTGATGCTGGGTAACGTTGTCCCGATGCCTGTTCGCGAAACAGCGAAGATTGTCATCGCTCCCAAGTTAGAAGTTCTCATTGAGAACCTCGTTCCTTCGGTCGACAAGACCTATGTTCCGTTCGGTTTCTATAAGGATCTGATTAAGATCCTGAGCGCTGGTGTGTTTTATCCGACGTTCGTCTCTGGTCTGTCGGGTAACGGTAAGACCACTATGATTGAACAGGCATGCGCTAAGTTGAAGCGTGAATGCATTCGTGTTAACATCTCTATCGAAACCGACGAAGACGATCTTATCGGCGGTAACACTCTGATCGACGGTAACGTAGTTTACCGCGAAGGTCCAGTTCTGACCGCCATGAAGCGTGGCGCTGTCCTTATCCTCGACGAAATCGACCGTGGTTCGAACAAGATGATGTGCCTTCAAGCAATCCTTGAGGGTAAACCATACTTCAACAAGAAAACTGGTGAGACGATTTACCCCAAGGCAGGGTTCAACGTGATCGCGACTGCTAACACCAAGGGTCGTGGGTCTGACGATGGCAAGTTTATGTCTGCCCAGATTCTTGACGATGCGTTCCTTGAGCGTTTTGCCATCACCGTTGAGCAGGAATATCCTTCTGCCAAGATCGAAAAGAAGATCGTGATGAACAAGATGGAAAAGGCAGGAAAGGTTGACGAAGAATTCGCTGACAAACTGACCACGTGGGCAGAAATTATTCGTAAGACTTTCTATGATGGTGGTGTTGACGAACTGGTTTCCACTCGTCGCCTTGAGCACATCGTCAATGCCTACGCGATGTTTGGCGACCGTTCTAAGGCAATCCAGTTGTGCGTCAACCGTTTTGACGCCGATACTAAGGCAGCGTTCCTCGACCTCTATAGCAAGGTTGACGTGAATGCCGACCCTGTCGCTGAAACGACTGACAACAATGATTCCTACTTTGACCAAACTGAAGAAATGCCATTTTAAGGAGAAAATATGACAACCGAATACAGATATAATGAAGGTGATCTGCTTCGGCAGATCACTGACTACGTAGATTCCACATATGATGGACACTACTCCCAGAATCAATATCAGGCAACTGAGTTTATCATCGACGGTGGTCATGGTATAGGGTTCACTGTCGGGAATATTCTGAAGTATGCTCAGCGTTACGGTCACAAGGGATCTCCCGAAGACTGGCGCAATGATCTGATGAAGGTTATTCATTATGCGATCATTGCTTTACACGTGCATGACCAAGAATATGAAGACTATGATGACAGCGAACTTGATGATTTCGACGATCATCTGCCTCCTTGGCGAGTAGAGTTTGAAGATGCAGATCCTCTTAGCGATGTTGACAATTCTAATTTTATTCAATCTGAAGGGTTGACTCTTAAGACGACTCTGGGAACAGGCGAATGGAACTATACTGGTATGGGAAGTGCAACAAATACCTTGACTTTCTTTAACAATGACACTATAACTAATGGTGGGACTATTACGTTACCACCTCTCAAAACAACTCTGAATATTAAGGACTAATATATTATGAAGATCTCTAACGAAACTCTCGCTGTTCTAAAGAACTTTGCCTCGATTAATACGAACATTGTCGTTCGCGAAGGTTCAGTTCTTGCGACCGTGAGTGAAGGTAAGAACATTCTGACTCTTGCCACTGTATCCGAATCATTCCCTCGCGAATTCGCAGTGTATGATCTGCCTAATCTCCTCGCTCTTCTCAGCATCTGGGATGAACAAGACATCGATTTTGAAGAGTCGAGCATGTTCCTTCGCAAGGACAAGTCAGAATTCGAGTATGGTTATGCTGATCCCTCGGTTGTTACTGCTGCTCCGTATAAGACTCTCGAGATTGATCCGTTCTTCACCTTCAAGATGACTTCTGCTGAAATCGGTATGGTTCAGAAGGCAGCGTCCATTCTTTCTGCTCCGACGATGAGCGTTGTCTCAAAGGGTGGTAAGGTAACTCTGACTGTTAGTGACCCTGCTAATCCTCGTGCGAATGCATTCCGTCGCGAACTCGACAATAATGCAGATGGTGACTTTGATTGCCGACTGAAGGTTGAGAATCTGAAGGTTATTGCTGATGACTATGAGGTAACACTCGGAAAGAAGAAGGCAATGCACTTTAACAACCTGACCAAGAAGTTGGAATACTGGTTGGCAATGGAACCCTCGTCGGTCGTATAAGGATAAGAACATGCAAAAATTAGAAATTACTTTCAATGCGCGAGTTCCATATGATGCTGATGAAACTGGTCGAGCAACCTCTATTGAATTTACTACGGGTAGTGTCGATGAAGTCATCCGTCAGTTTAATAAGTTCCTGATTCTCAATGATTGGGATGTTCAAGTGGAGAATCCAAGTGCATGATAATCTACCAACAGTTGTTCCGAGTGTAGTCTTTAAGACTCGCGTTCGAGACGAATCCATCGAGGGTGATAATCCTTATCGCTGGGAAGATGTAACATCGTTCGATCTGTTTGCAGGCAAACGTGTTATTCTATTTTCGCTTCCTGGAGCATTCACTCCTACTTGCTCGACATACCAACTTCCTGGATTCGACGAACTGGCGATGCGTTTTTACTCTTATGGTATCGACGATATCTACTGCCTATCAGTTAATGACTCGTTTGTGATGAATAAGTGGGCAGAGTCGCAAAACCTTGAGTACGTTAAGGTTATCCCTGATGGTTCTGCAGAGTTTACTCGTGGTATGGAAATGGCGGTTTACAAGGATAATCTTGGATTCGGTGTTCGTTCTTGGCGTTATGCAGTTATTGTAGACAATGGTAAGATCGAAAAGTGGTTTATCGAACCTGGAAAAGAAGATGACTGTGAGACTGATCCGTATGGCGAGACTGATTCAACGACTATCTTGCATTGGTTGCAAGCGAATTCTTAATTGAGTTGTTATTGGGTGGTGGTCGAACTGCCACTCAATTTTTTTATTATGGAGATTATTATGAGCAATGAACAGTTCCTGTGGGTCGAGAAGTATCGCCCTCGTAAGTTGGATGACTGTATCCTACCAGATGCACAATTGAATACCTTCCGCCAGTTTGTTGAATCTGGTGAAATTCCTAACATGCTTCTCTGTGGTTCTGCGGGTGTTGGTAAGACTACCATCGCTCGTGCAGTCTGTGAAGAACTTGGGTGTGATTATATTATCATCAACGGTTCTGATGAGCGAAATATTGAAACACTAAGAGTTAAGATTACAGAGTTTGCTTCTTCGGTTTCTTTCAACGGTAAACCTAAGATCGTAATTCTTGATGAGGCAGATTACCTCAACCCAAACTCAACGCAACCTGCGCTTCGTGCGTTCATAGAACAATACTCAAACAACTGCCGATTTATCTTTACCTGTAATCTCAAGGATAAGATTATCTCTCCTCTGCATAGTCGTTGTGCAGTCATCGAATTTAAACTTACCAAGGCAGACCGTCCGAAGATGGCAGGTCGTTTCATGAAGCGATTGACCGACATTCTTCGTGGAGAAAATGTCACCTTTGATGAGAAGGTGGTTGCCCATGTTCTCAAGAAGCACTTCCCAGATTATCGTCGTGTCTTGAACGAACTGCAACGCTATAGTGTTGGCGGCACCATTGACGAGGGTGTTCTTAATACTACTCGCGATCTTGATATGAAAAGTCTGCTGACGTATCTTCAAGGTAAAGATTGGGCGAAGATGCGTGCTTGGGTCGTTGATAATATGGATAGTGATCCTAATGCGATCATTCGTAAGATCTATGACAGTTATCTTGATGAGTTTAAAAATATTTCTACCATTATTCTTCTTCTCGCAGATTATCAATACAAGTCAGCATTCTCGGTCGATCAGGAAATTAATCTGGTTGCATGTTTGACTGAAATTATGGCAACTGCGGTGTGGAAATGACAGAAGCAATCCTAGAAGGTTTGGGTGAACCTACTAAGATTTACAATGCAGAAGATTATGTTGAGAAGGTTGCTAAGATAAGCCCATTTGCGTTTGTTAAGAATATCAATCAACAAAAGAATCTTATTGTAGATGAGCGATCGGAGAAACAATACAACCCATATATTATTAATCGAGCACTTTCACTAGATCGAGAGACTATCGTCCAAGCAAACGAGATGAATTCTCGACCCCACCTAGAGCATGCTCTACAGAATGCATTTCTTATAAATACTATTAGGGCAAAAAACCGTTGGAATGAATGGTTAAAACCTAAAATGAATGCTGATGTAGAGTTGATCAAAGAGTATTATGGTTATAGCAATGTAAAGGCTCGCCAAGCACTCGCAATTCTCTCTGAAGAACAAAAACAATACATAAAAGAGAAATTGTATAAAGGTGGTACTAAATGACTGAAGATTTTTTCGACATTAACTTTCCTGGGTATGCTCCACTAGAGATAACTCTTAAAACTCCCGATGACTTTCTAAAGGTTCGCGAAACTCTTTCGCGTATTGGTGTAGCATCGCGGAAGGAAAAGACTCTTTTCCAGTCCTGTCATATTCTACACAAACAAGGCAGATACTTCATTGTTCACTTTAAAGAACTCTTTGCTCTAGATGGTAAGGGTGCTGACTTTAGCGACAATGACCTAGAACGTAGAAACACTATTGCCAAGTTACTTGGTGATTGGGGACTTGTAGATATTAAGAATCCAGAACTACACGAAAACTGTGCACCACTAAATCAAATTAAGATTATCGCGCACAAAGAAAAGAATGAGTGGGAACTGGTTCAAAAATATAATATTGGTGCAAAAAGAAATTAAAAACTATTGACTTTTCTTCTAAATTGTAGTATAAATAGAGTGTGCCATGCTTCGGATGGCACACTTTTTTAAACTCGCTTAATAGGAGCAAAATATGAAATTTAATACAACTAATTTAGCAGACTTCGACCGTTAT